ATTGATTGTAGCGGTATCAACTGCTATTGAAACTTGTAAATGTATAGATAGTTACGAAGCCCAAAACGCGCAACGAGCTTATGAAAATGTTATGAATTGGTTAACGCTAACCAAAACATCAAACAGCATTGCAAATAGTAAAAAAAAATTAGCGGTAAATGATATACCAGCTTGCGAGATTGATATTAATGAAACGGAACCAGACGTTTTTAATGCACTACTTAAGTTTAAAGAATTATTATTGAAATCAGGTGCAAAAAATGAATGGGTAAAGAATATACATTATGTAAATACTAAATACTAAAAATAATTTAAAATTAAGGGAATAATTATGCTTATATTGAATAGAAGAGTTGGTGAATCAATTTTTATTGGAGATGATATAGAAATAACTATATGCCCAAAAAACAATTATAGGGGCAATATTAGGCTTGGAATAACAGCTCCAAAAGAAGTTAAAATTGTTAGAAAAGAAATATCACATTTGGAGGCTAAGATTTGAGGGCTATGAGGATGACTAAATACGTGAAAAGACCAATTGTAGTTGAGGCATACCAATTTCCTAATATGGAAGTTCCCGATTGGATGTTAATGCAAGAAACCACCTATTGCACCGATGGGATGTATATCAAGACTCTTGAGGACAGCTTGTGACTACGTTCAATAAGGAAGAACTTGAGCAATTAAAGTTTCACGTGGACACATCGTTAGCACAAGATGATTGCACTGAAAATTTAATGATTAAACTAGAAACTTTAATCCGAAACTGCTGCTACCATGAATGCTACCTTGTTGGTTGCGGCAAGAGTGCCTACCCTCAATGCCATAAGTGTGGCGCTACACCGGAGTTCACTAGAAATGATTGACCCTGAGCTCAGGTTAAATATTGGACATGTTTGCTAAACGAATAAAATTTAACACGTATTGATTTTCATGTTAAAGAAATCGAGAAATGCGAGCATGAAATAGAAGATGCTTGCTATATTGATATTAAAACCCTTGAAGGTGTAATGGCAGCTCAAGAAGGGGACTTTATAATTAAAGGGGTGAAAGGTGAATTTTATCCTGTAAAAAATGAGATTTTTGAAATGACATACGAAAAATCTGATTAACTAGGAGATTAACAAATGAAACGAACAACTTTCTTCGAAGCATACAAAGGCGCAGATGCACCACAACAAAAACCAAAGCAACTAACTAGCGAAGAAATAAATCAAGCTAACATGCGTTTGATTGAAGGTGAATTGCGTATGTATGGCGCACCACTTAAACGTACAGGAAGTGGTGGTTATTTAGGTCATGGACACCGGAATAAAGCTAAGGATTACCAACCAAACGAAGACGTTCAATATGCGCCTACAAAACAATAATAATGGAGTTTTTTTATGTCAGAACTTTGGCACTATAAAAGGATAAATGTTAAAGATTTGATCAAGTTTGAGATGAATTCACGGACTCATACGAAAGAACAAATTCAAGAAGTTGCAAGCTCTATAAAGGAATACGGTTTTACAAATCCTATTTTGATTGATGAGAATAATATTATAATTGCCGGGCATTGTCGCCTGGAAGTTGCAAAAAAAAATAAAATGAAAGAAGTTCCTTGTATTGTATTGGAAGGGTTAACTGATGATCAAAAAGAAGATTACGTTATAGCTGATAACAAAATGGCTTTAAATGCAGGTTGGATCAAGATATTTTGAGTCACAGCTTAACTAATTTGCGCGATAACGGGTTTGATTTATCGTTAACAGGGTTTCAACCAGACGAATTAGTGGATTTATTTAACGATTCAGAAGATAACGAAGACTTATTTAAACCACCTAAAGAAGAAAAATATAATTCAGTCTTTGAACTAGTTATCGAATGCCAAACAGAACTCGAACAAGAAAAACTATACAAAGAAATGTCACAAAAAGGATATAAATGCCGAATATTGTCCATGTAGTCGAAACAGATAAATGGGTAATGACCAGGAAGCCAGGCCATACGAGCAAGTCAAACACAGGATCACAACAAGCATCTGCAAGCAGTAGGCGTTTAACTGCATCGTTTCAATATGTTGGTGATTAACAGATTACATGGCTATAATGACAAAAACATTTAAAGGAGTTGCAAATATGGGTAATCCAAAACACGAACCAACTGATAAAACACGAGCGGAGGTGGCCGCTTTAGTCAGTTTTGGTCACACTCAAGATGAAATCTCAAAACATATTGGTATAAGTGATGAAACATTGCGTTTGTATTATCGTCACGAATTAGACACCGCATTGACAAGGGCAAACGCTAGGGTTGCGAATCGGCTGTATTCAAAAGCAGTTGATGAAGGTGATATAAAAGCCCTTATTTTTTGGTTAAAAACGCGCGCTCGATGGCGTGAAAAAGATCGCAGCGATGACGACAAATTGGAACAATTAGCTGATAAAATCATTGATAAATTGTAACGATAGAGACGTATGAACATTGAATTTGTAACGAGTTTCGGCGAATCTTATTTTGACAAAATCGCTCAATACACTTTGCCGTTGATGGTAAAAGCCACAAAAGAACATTATCTCAAAGTTTATTATGAGAATAATATAACTTTAACCCCAAAAATAAGTTATGAAAGTACAAACTATAGAAACCTTTATCATTGCTCGCCTGAATTGCTTAAGTTTTTATTAGAAATAAAATCTGATGAAAGCAAAAAAGGTAAAGAATTTTTACCGATTCATGAAGGAATTTGGCTCGATGATCAAAAGAAAAGTGGTTACAATTACAAATTAAATGCTTTTGCTTTTTGCCGTAAATGGTATGCAATGCAACACGCATTTAAAAAAGCTATGCGGCATCATGAAAACTTTTATTTGATATGGCTTGATGCCGATATCATGATGATTGATTACATGCAAAACCTTGAACAAGAAATTAAAAACCTATTCATCAATGGCGCATCAATTGCATATTTAGCTAGAAATTATATTCATAGTGAATGCGGATTCATGATATTTAAAAGCGGCTCTGCATCAATGGATTTGATTAATGGTGTCTGCGATGCTTATTCAACTCATGACGTATTCAAATTGCCTGAATGGCACGATAGTTTTGTTTTTGATGAAATAAGAAAGTCCATGGATTCAAACCACTTTGTTAAAATGTGCGAGGGCGAGCTGGGCGAAGATGTTTTTTCTAAGTGTTTTCTAGCTGACTACGCAACACATTTGAAAGGCAATTTAAAATATCGAGCCAAGGAGTTAATCGAAAATGAGCAAGTTATCGAACCAGTTAAATAAATTACTCGAGCAGCAAATAGATGGCGACGAATTGGCGCAACACATTTTAAAAGCGTTAATTAAAAAAGCACTCAAAGGCGATATGCAAGCAATTAATACAGTTCTTGATAGAATGCTTGGAAAACCTACCCAAAATATGGAAATCAGCGGAAAAGATAATAATGCAATTCAATTTGACTCAATTAACGCACTACAAGCAATTGATGAGCGTTTTGCAAAACTCGTCGCCGCAGGAAAAAATAGCGACGATGCGATATCTGATAAGGACTGATTTATTCTTTTTGTTGTGGTTCGGTCTTAATCGGCCTGATGTATTTCATCCGTGGTTATTAGCGCGCTGTCGTGAGGTTCAAGCGAACCCAAATGGGCGACTTGATTTATGGGCTAGGGCGCATTACAAATCAAGTGTAATTACATTTGCGAAAACCATTCAAGATTTATTGGCGTCGCATGGTGATCATCCCATTATCCCGCATGAATTAACTTTTGGTATTTTTAGTTGTACGCGCCCTATTGCCAAACAATTTCTATCACAAATCAAACGTGAATTAGAATCAAACGAATTATTAAAACAATTGTTTCCTGATGTATTATTCGAAAAGCCTTCGAAGGATAGCCTTAAATGGTCTGATGAAGGGATAATAGTTAAACGCAAATCCAACCCGAAAGAATGCACGGTTGAAGCGTGGGGAATTGTTGAAGGTCAACCAACATCGAAGCATTTTGAAGTATTGGTTTATGATGATGTGGTAACAATTGAGAATGTTCGTTCGAAAGAGATGATTGATAAAACAACGCAAGCTTGGGAGTTATCGCTAAATCTAGGGGCTAAAGGCGCATGGTTTCGTTATATTGGCACGCGATATCATTATGATGATACTTATGCGTCAATGATGGAGCGTGGCACTGTGATACCTAGAATTCACCCGTGTGAAGATGAAGAAGGAAACCCGCACTTGTTGACTCGTGAAGAATTAGATCAAAAGAAACAAGATCAAGGAGCATACGTATACAATTCACAAATGCTACTAAATCCACTCCCAGAAAAAGATCAAAATTTCAAACTAGAATGGCTATCTTATTTCGATTATGAACACCACGACGGCATGAACGTATACATTACCGTAGACTCCGCAAGCAGTAAAAAAGCAAATGCCGACTATACCGTGATGTGCGTTGTAGGATTAGGCCAAGATAATAATTATTATTTGCTTGATATGGTGCGCGATAGACTTTCATTAACACAGCGCGCCGAAACTTTATTTAATTTGCATCGCAGGTGGAGACCATTGCATGTGGGTTATGAACGATACGGTGTACAAGCAGATACTGAATATCTACAGCAATGTATGAATAAACATAATTATCATTTTCATGTAATAGAACTTGGTGGGCGTTTATCAAAAATTGATAGGATTAAAAAGTTAGTTCCTTATTTCGAACAAAAAAGATTTTATATACCAACTGGAATTCATTACACAACTTCCGAAGGTAAACTAGAAGATTTAACACGCATCTTTGTAGATGAAGAGTACAAACGTTTTCCGTATTGCGCACACGATGATATGCTAGATGCATTAGCTAGAATCTTAGATGAAAATATGAATACTTGCTGGCCTGATTTATATTTGGATGATCCAAAAGCAGATCGCTATACTAAGAAAAACAAAAACCACAATTTCAGTCAATGGAGCGCATAAATGTCAAATGACGATACGAATTTGGACAAACCTTTAAGCAAAAAAGTTTTTGACAACATAAAAAACGCTGAAAAGTTTCAAAAGACATGGCAAGAACAAGCCGTAACGGCTTATGATTTTTATGCAGGCCATCAATGGAGCGAAGAAGACTTAGCTCGACTACGCGAAGAAGAACGCCCAGCAATAACGTTTAATAGAACAGTGCGTGTGGTTAATGCAGTAATTGGTATTGAAATACAAAACAGACAAACAGTTTCTTATACCGCCCGCGAGCAAGGCGATGCAATTACAAGCGAATTATTAACAGGTGCTGTTGACTGGGTTCGTGATAATACAGATGCAGAAGATGAAGAAAGCCAAGCGTTTAAAGATTGCGTTATTTGCGGCATGGGGTGGACTGAAACGCGTTTGAGTTACGAAAGCGATCCCGATGGTGAAATTATTATTGATAGAGTCGATCCTTTAGAAATGAGCTGGGATCCTTCTGCACGCAAAAGAAATTTAGAAGATACTCGTTGGCGCGCACGCAAAAAGAAATACAGCAAAGAAGATTTCAAAGAAATTTGGCCTGATGCAGAATTGTTTCAAGAAGGCCAAAACGATATGTATAATCTTGATGACAATGTATCGCAACCAATTGATGTAGAAGAAGCGCGTTTTTATCGTAGTGATCAAAGCAATGATTTAGCCGAAAACAATAACAAAATAACAGTAGTTCAATATCAATGGTGGGAAAGAGAGATATTTTATCGAATTGATGTTGACGGGGAAATTGAAACTAAAAGTGAAAAAGAATTTAAAAAAATTAAATCACGTGTTGAATTACTGGGCTTAACTTGGGTTCGTCAAACTAAAAGAAAATTCAAACAAGCGTTTTTTTACGGGAAAGAAAAACTAGACGAAGGCGATTGCCCAATTAATATGTTTACCTTTAATTGTATGACGGGCTTAACTGATAGAAATAACAATTCATGGTTTGGCCTATTGAAATTGATTCACGACCCACAAATGTATGCTAATAAATGGCTATCTCAAATATTATATATTCTTAATAGTAACCCTTCTGGCGGCTACTTTTATGAAAAAGGTGCTATTGCTGATTTATCGCGTTTTCAAAATGATATTTCACACCCTGCTAAAAACGTACAACTGCAACCTGGTGGATTAGGCAAATTACAACCAAAAGTTAAACCTGATTATCCACAAGGAATTGATAGACTGTTAGGTTTTGCGGTTGAATCAGTTAACGAATTGGTCGGTATCAATCTGGAGTTGTTAGGTGCTGCAAATCGCGATCAAGCCGTAGCCGTAGAAGAAGGCCGAAAACAAGCAGGCATTACAATATTGGCAGATTTCTTTGATGGTTTACGCAAATATAGAAAAACAGAAGGCCGCGTGTTAGCTGATTTCGTATTGAATTATATCTCTGATGGTCGCCTAATTAAAATCGAAGGTGATGAAATGGCGCAATACGTGCCGTTGCTGCGTGATAAATTAGACTTCAAATACGATATTGTAGTGGATGCAGCTCCAACGTCGCAAAACACACAACAACGCACATTTGAAACGTTAGTGTCTATGCTCCCACAATTAATGCAAGCAGGCATCCCGGTTCCACCTGAAATTATAGATTTCTCTCCATTACCTGCTGATTTAAAAATCAAATGGAAAAAACAAATCAACGAACAAAAACCAGATGAAATGGAAACTTTAGCGAATGAAGTTAAGAAAAAATTAGCCGAACTAGAAATAGCATCTAAAGAACAAGCACTAGAACAAGGGAAAGTTGACATTAAAAAAACTCAAGCTGATGTTGCTAAAACGTACGCTGATACTGGTTATGATATTACAAAAGCTATGCGCGAACGTTCTTTAACTGAAATGGATAGCGTTAAAACTCAAAAAGAAGTTTTAGAATCAGTATTGAAAATGCTTGATATGTCAGGCGCAAGCAACAATAATTACCTTTAACATGCGGCGAACCAATGAAAAAGCTATTTAATAAACTATTATGTAAATGGTTTGGTCATAAGTTTGGCGAAGCAAAATGGTATTATGCTGTGCACGATTCATATGCGCATACTTGCACGCGTTGTTTGCACGTGGCTTTTTTACATTCCAAAGATTAACGAGGTTTTAAATGTCTGAAAATTCAAAAGGGTTTGAACAACAATACAGTAATTATTTTGAAAGTGGTGGGGACGCAGGTATTACGGAGGCTGCCGAAAATACGGAAAGTGTCGAAACAAACGATTCATCCGACGAGCAAGAAACAACCACAATTGAACTAGAAAGCGAAAATGAATCGAATGACGAAACCACCACTGATAATGAAAGCGAGCAAACAGAAGAAAATGACGTTGATTATTCAGACGAAGAGTCAGAATTAGAAGAAGAACAAGAATCAGACGAAGGACAAGAAGAACAGCCAGAGAGTGACAAATCCACAAAGATGGCCAACAATTTAAAAGCGGCTTTAAAAGAAGAAAGAAATAAACGCAAAGAACAAGATAAAAAGTTTAATGATTTGCAGGCGCAAACCGCTAAATTACAAGATGCTTTAACATCTTTAATGAATCCCAATCAACAAATGGTTAATCAAAAAGAAGTATCTCCTGATTATGAAAGCGATCCCATAGCTTATTTAAAATGGCAAAACGAACAATTAACGCAAAATGTTCAGCAACAACAGCAATATTTATCGCAACAAGGTCAAAATCAACAAGCGCAACAACAAGCCATGACTCTAAACAATGAATATATTGCAGAACGTCAAGAATACGCCAAGGAAAACCCAGAGTTTGACGGTGCAGCTGGATTCTTAGAAGAATCAGTTGTAAATGAATACAAAGCATTAGGGTATAACGATCAACAAACACGTGAATTATTATTACAAGATAAATTATCATTATTAAATGATGCTAAACAGCGCAATATGTCCGCGCCTGAATTGATTATGAATATTGCACGGGCAAGAGGATTTCAAGTTCCAAAAACAATTGCGAATAAAAGCAAGCCACAATTAGAGACTATTAATCAAGGCATGAAGAAAGGCAAAAGCCTGGGTTCTACTGGTGGTGAATCAGGCTCTAAGAAAATAACATTGGATGAATTATCACGATTAAATGATAAAGAGTTCGAGAAGATGTTTAAGAAGTATGCAAAGGGTGAGTTGTAATTGATATTCCGTTTGGTGTAATATAAAAAAACATTTCGTTGGTGCGCGTCAAGCCCGTTTAAAATTTATTCGTTTCGTTCTTACGTTAAAGAGCCATTTCGCATAGTTTCAGCGTTAGAAACACAAGAGAGAAATTTGTTTTTAACTTTTAACAAGGAGTGCTAATGGCTACTACCAATTTTGGGGTGAATAATCCCTTAGCCGTTAAATTATGGTCAGAGCGTCTATTTCGAGAAGCTCTTAAACAAACACGTTTATATCAATTTATTGGTGATACTGCCGATTCAATGATTCAAAAAATGGTTGAGCCTTCAAAAGGTGCTGGCGATAAAGTTGCTGTAGGTTTGCGTATGCAATTGTCTGGTAACGGTGTCCAAGGTGATGGAACATTGGAAGGTCAAGAAGAAGCGATGGACTTCTATAGTGATTCACTATTGATTAATCAATTGCGTAATGCTGTACGTTCTGCTGGTAAAATGAGTGAGCAACGAGTTCCTTATTCTATGAGAAATGAAGCGTTTATGGGTCTTCAAGATTGGTGGGCGGCTCGATTTGATACAGGTGGGTTTAACCAATTATGTGGTAACACCTCACAAACGGATACTAGATTCACGGGTAATAACTCTCCAGTTGCGCCAAGTTCAAACAATTGGTATTACGCGAATGGTCTTCTTAGTGAAGCTGAGGTTTTATCGGCTTCGGCTTCGAATGCTATGAATTTGAAATTCATTGATTACGCGGTGGAGATTGCCAAAACAAATAGTCCTGCTATACGTCCGTTTAAATATATGGGCGAAGATTATTATGTTTGTTTCTT